ATAGTGCATTAGTTAATAATGGTATTATGACAGGAGCAGAGGCCCGTAAAAAGTTAAGGTTAGAGGATTTAGACGATCCGGAACTCACATCAGTTAGAATACCGGCTAATGTATCCGGTTCAGCAACAGGTGTGACAGGTCAAGAAGGTGGGGCTCCAAAGAAGCCTAAACCAAGTTCAGAGGAATAAATATGACAAAAACAGAACTAGAACAGACCGTACTAGATTACTTCTTTAAGGTAGGAAAAGCATTAGATAGAGCTGAATATAGAGCAGATCCTAATGTCCCAATACCTTATCCAGTAATCAATAGGGCGTATGGTTCTTATTTGCGTTTCCATCGATTTATGGCAATTCGTTTCAGGGATACCCCTAAACCGGAAGTAAAAGTAAAGAAGGAAGTAAAGATGAAGAAACCTAAAGTAGAAGTTAAAAAGAAGAAAGGAGGAAAGAAGGATGAAGACTAAATTTTTTATTGACTGCCTCTTTTCAGAAAAATCAGAAGAAAGTGATGACGGTAAGATTCTCATTCAAGGGTACGCTAATACAACTGACAAAGACAGAGTTGGCGATGTCATTGTAAAAGAAGCCTGGGAAACCGAGTCAGCACTAGGAAACTATCTGAAGAATCCAATTATTTTAGCACACCATGATAGGTCACAACCTATCGGAAAAATGGTAGGCCATGAAATAACTGATAAAGGTTTGAAGATAGAAGCAGAAATTAGTAAATCGGCTGGACAAGTTTACGAACTTGTAAAGGAAGGTATACTACGAGCATTTTCAGTAGGCTTTAGAGTTAAAGATGCTGATTATGATAGTGACACAGATATTTTTGTAATAAAAGATTTAGAATTACATGAAGTATCGGTTGTTTCAATACCAGCAAACGCTGATAGCCTTTTCTCATTGGCTAAAAGTTTTGATGGGTCAGAGAAGGAGTTTGAGGCTTTTAAATCTCAATTTGTAAAAAATGAGGCACCATCTGGTGCTAAGGATGACGCCCAAGGTGCTCATTTAGAACAGGAAAATAATATAATGGATGAAAATCAAATTAAAGAAATGATGGAAGCTGTAGCCAAGAAAACTGCAACTGACATCGCAATGAAGCAAGCAGAGGACAAAGCTAAAGCTAAAGTAGCGGCAGAAGATGCTGTAAAAGCTACTGAAGCTCAAGAAGCTTTGAAAGCTGACTATGTTAAACTAGGACAAACTGGAGCTGAAAGATTGGTCCAAGAACTAGAGGCTCGTATTACTGAGAAGCAAGAAGATGCTACAAAAGTAATGACCGAGATGAGAAACGAGATCGCTGAGAAAGCGGTAGAAATCGAAGCTCTCCGCACAAGCAAGATGGAATTCTCTGATCACAGCGGAACTAAAGGTTATGAGGTTGATTATGCACAATTTGAAAGAACAGCACTTACTGCTTCTCTTTTAGGTAAGCAGCTAGGTGAAACTGCACACGGTCGTGAAATGCTTGAGAAAGCTGGCGATTTAGGTCTTAGACTTAAAGCAGGCGGTGATGCTACATCACTAATTGGAGGCGCACAGTCTGGTCAGATTTCTTCTACAGACTATGAGCATATCATTTCAACTAACATTGAGCGTGAAGTACAGGAACAATTAGTAGTTGCTCCTTTATTCCGTGAAATTCAATTGAAAGCCGCTCAAATGACGCTACCAATTGCTCCAGACGCTGCTAAAGCAGGCTGGGTTGGTGCTAGTACTTATGGTACGGATGCAACGACTGGTTCAGAGAAAACTGTTACACTAACAGAGATCTACTTAACCACAGCTAAAATGGCAAGTAAGACTTTCATGATCGACGAGTTCGATGAAGATTCAATCATTGCTATGATGCCTCTTTTGAAAGATTCTTTAGTCCGTGGTCATGCACGTAAAATTGAAGAGCAACTTCTAAATGGTAATACAGGTGCAACTCCTGCAGATCCATTCATGGGTCTTACTAAGATCGCTATTAGAGGTGATGCAACTACTGCTGCTACAGGTAAAGTTGCTGCTAAGGACGTTCTAGTTCTTCGTCGCGCTTTAGGTAAGTACGGTATTAATACTGACGGTTTAGCATGTGTTGTTTCACAGAACGCATACTGGGATCTTTTAGAGGATCCTGAATTTGCTGATGTTAACTTAGTTGGCGCACAAGCTACTAAGCTTAATGGTCAAGTAGGTACTGTATACGGTATGGCAGTTATGGTTTCTCCGGAAATTGAAAATGTTAATACTGCAGGTAAAGTTTGGGGCGTAATGGTTCAGAAGGATAACTTCTTAGTTCCTCGTCAACGTGGTTTCACTGTACAAAGTGAATACTATGTAGAAAAGCAAGCTCGTGTATTAGTTGCGACTCAACGTTTCGGATTCAAGCAAATTATTGCTGGAACCGGTACTGGTGAGGGTAACTTATCTGGTGGCTTAGCCGTAGGTGTATACAAGTAGTAAATAATTAAAATCTATAGCCCTTCGGGGTTGTAGGTTTTTACAAGCGTATTAAAAAAGGAACATATGGCTAACTTAGTTGACTTGGGTGCTTACAAATCTTACTCAAACATCAGCAGTACAAATCATGATGCGAAGTTAAATACTCTCATCTCTCACGTTAGTGCGCTTATAAAAACCTATTGCAATAGGTCTTTTCTTGACTACTACTCAACCAATAAAGTAGAATACTTTAATGGTGGTGGTCACGATTTTATTTACCTTACAGAAATTCCCATTAAGGAAATTGTTTCAGTAGAGGAACGTAAATCCAATAGACTGGATAAAAATACAGTAGAAGATAATTTAGCAAATGCTGAAAACTATCACTTATTGATATCTAACACTCCACAATGTAGTGATACTACAAAGGCGACCGAGTCTGCATGTCATGCAGTTACTTATACTGGTTCAGGGTTAGACGATATAACATTCAATCCCTACCAGTCAGATACTCTCAAAGGAGAGGTAGGTCGTAAATATAAGGTAGCATTAGAAGCTACTGGAACCCCAGATACATTCAAGTGGTCTAGGGACGGAGGTTCTAATTGGTATAAAACAGGAATCAAAATTACAGGTGCTGCTCAAGCTTTAGAAAATGGTTTGACAGTTACTTTTGGAGCAACAACCGGCCACACCGCAGGTGATACATGGGATTTTACTGCCAACAGATGGACTGGAGCCTGCAGTGCTACCGGTTACACCAACGAGGCAAACTGTACTAGCACAGGCAACTTTTGGGTTGCTGAGCCTCAGTACATGTTCGACGCCGAATCCGACCGGGTAGTAAGATTAGGGGTTCTCGGAAATGCATCAGCATTTCCAGCAGGACCCGATACTATACGTGTAACTTATACTGGAGGGTACTCTTCTACACCAGAAGACCTCAAGTTAGCTGCATTCGACTTAGTTACTTACTATTTTAAGAAAGAGTCTACACCACATAAATCCGTTTCTGCTGGTATAACCCTTTCTTCGCGTACAACTCCAACAGATAAACCTTCTGATTTTCCTGCACATATCAAACGTATACTTGATTTGTACAGGAGTGTTTAATGGCTAAAAAAGCACTAGAAAAACTATTAGTCAGACTTGATACAATATTAGATAAAGACATAAGAAAGACCAAGTTACAAAAAACTGGGGTCTCTCAAAGCTTTAGAGTAAACCGTGTTCAATTAGCCGGTAACTTAAAAGTATTGTACGAGCTAGATACTACGGCTGCAAACAAGGCCGCCACTATTATTATTAATTCTTTAAATCATAAATTTAAAGACTTTAAAGTATCCAAAGGATACAACTACTATAATGCAAAGAGTTATGGTATTGTACATGACTGGAAGAATAAAATAGCCAGAGGCACAGACGCTGCTGGATTCGGAAAAGACCTTTTAGATATAATAGGTCCAAATTCTCCTTTATTTTCTAATCAATGGAATTTAGGACATGGATCTGATACTACTTTAGCAGCAGTAGAGTTTAGAACTCTACTAGCATATAAAGAATGGTTAAAGTTCGTAAAACTTAATAAAGTAGGTTTTATGGCAATAGAGGCTGCTTTCATTGATTCACCCGCGGGTAAAAAAGTAACGGATGCTGATGATACTTTAGAAGCTATATCCTTTCAAGCATTTACGGCTAAGGGCAACATAAAGAAGAAGTTCGAAATATTCTTAGACTTAGACTTGATGGAAGAGAACCTACAGTTAGCTGCTGGAGAGAAATTAGGTAAGAACCAATTAAAAGCAGCTATAAATAAAGCGATAAAGGAAATATTAGATAATACTGATTGGACGGGGGCAGAAGCCAGTCCTTCAGTAATAAAATATGTAACCAAAGAAATAGATAGAGCTATAGATGGTGGAGAGCAAAATACTACCACTCATAAGTCTAGTTCTAAGAAAGTTAAGAAAAAGAAAAAAGCAGCTAGAAAAGTAAGGGCAATTCCTACATTAGCGTCAGTTAGAGCAGCAGGACAAAAAGCGGTTAATGCAGCTAAGAAAGCTGTGGTTACTAGTAGGCTACAGGATCCCCGTGGTAGGTTTACTTCGTTAATAAGTACTACCTCTATAATTAATTCCTTGCTGTATGGTGCGATGAAAAATAATATGACTCCACCAGCTTTACAGTTCAGAACAGGTAGACTAGCTTCTAGTGCAAAAGTAACTAAGATGAGTTTTACTAGAGAAGGACAATTGACTGCTTTCTATACTTATATGAAAAGACCTTATCAAACATTTGAAAGAGGGCATAAACAAGGAAATGAATTCAGGGATCCTAGAAGACTAATTAACAAATCAATTCGTGAAGTAGCGAGAATGTATATTCATAAGAAATTTGAATTAAAAACTAGGAGATTGTAATGGCAGGTAAAGCTCGTGGTGCGATAGTAGATGCATTAGTAGAAAAGATAAATGGTATAAATGGAACTTTCCCTTATAATACAAATCTAAATAGTAATGCCACTAATAAGCTAGAGTTTTGGGACGAAGTATTTGATTTCCCTTCTGTTAGCGTTACAGCGGGTAATGAGTTCAGGGAGTATCTCCCAGGCGGGTTCAAGTGGGGTCATCTTGGAATAACGGTTCGCTGTTATGTTCAACAAGAAGAGCCTATAGTAGAACTAGAGAAATTATTAATTGATATCGAACGCGTTATCGATGATAATAACATGTTAACTTACGATACAGGTAAGGTGACACAAGAAATTAGGATTAACTCCATATCTACAGACGAAGGGCTGTTGGCACCATATGGGGTAGGGGAACTTACTCTGGAAGTGTTATATGAGGTTTTTCCTTAGTACGAGCTTTGTAATTGAGACGACAATAGCGATCAATAGATTACAG